CGGTCTACCCCCGCAGCCTCAGCGGCCTGGGCTAGTGTGTAGCCACGCTTCACGTAGGCTGCAATGGCGTTTGCTACTTTTGTACTGGCCTTTCCAGGCCTACCCATCTTGGTCATTTGTTCTTTCCAGGAGACGACGTTAGCCCATCAACGAAACCAACAAGGTACCCCAGAAGACCAACCAGGACGGTTGAGAAAAACGTTCCAACAAACACTGCGAAACCGTTCATCAGCAGTTCCTCCAGACCTGAAGGACAACCCACGCAGCAAGCCCTAGACCAGCCAACTTGATTGCGAACGCTGCCAACTCAACACCAATCACCCAGAACAGCTTGCTCATTTTTTTGCTCTCCACTGGTAGTAGCCCTTTGAATTCTCACGGTCCCAAACCTCGTCACCGAACTCAGGTTTGCCTCCACCATCCACGTACCGCTTCATGGCGGCGGTGAAGTAGTCGGCCCTGCGTTTCAGCATACGGATGGCGTTCATCATCTCGCCAGCCTCAGTGTCATTCTCCGGGTCTGTCTTGAACTCCACGTTGTGTTCTCCTAGCTGCTTGTCAAGCTCAGAAACCGCAGAACAGTACGCCATGTGTGGGCAGTAGAACTGTGTGCAGTGTGGTCCAATTACCGGCTCACCAGGCTGCCTTGCAAGCTCAGCTGTCAGCTTCTCCATGTGGGCCTCAAGTGTCAAGTGGTCCACGGTGATTTCGTCCATGTAGGCGTCGTCACCAAGGTAGCAGACCACCAGCTTGAACTCCCTGGGAGCCTTGCCGGTTGCCATGTAGTAGGCACTGGCAAGCGTCAGAAGCTGCTTGCGAGCCCCAGCGCCGCCGCCAGTCTTCCAGTCCAGGACAACCACTGAGCCGTCAGGCTGCTCCACAATCAGGTCTGCAGAGCCATGCATAAGGCCGTCAGTGGGGTAGTCTCGGCCAGATACCGACCCGTAGACCTGCCCAGTAACGGAAGGCTCCATTCCCATGGCAACCTCAAAGAGCGGCTTACCACCGGCCTTCATGTACTTGGTCACAATGGCGTTAGCTGCCCGTACCATATCCGCCTCTTCGTCAGTCAGGCTGGGCTTGAACATTGGGTCAGACCAGGACTTGTGAATGGCGTCATGGACCCTGGTGCCAGAGTCGCGCTTGGAAGTGTCACCCAGCGTGTCGTCATACCATTCGGCCCCGACCCGTCTCCAGTGGTTGCATGGAGACAGAATCAGGGCCGAGTAGGATGCGCTGGGCTGGAAGATGTCCAGCCGGCGTTTCATCAGAACGGGTCGTCCGGGTTGCTAGCCTCAGCCGTAGTGGCGTCCTTGGCTTTGGCTGGGCGAGTGACGGTAATTTCGTTCGCCACAACGTTCAGGTTGGTGTACTTCTTGCCATCCTTATCCGTAACGGTCACCTCCAGCTTGCCCTTCACGGACACAATGTCGCCCTCACCAGGAATGGTGGAGCTGCCCGGGAACCCAGTGACCCGGAAGTACGTCTTGGTCTTCTCGCCAGTCTTCTTGTCGGTACGGGTGTTGGAAAGGTCAAAGCGGAAGAACTTGCCTCCGTCATGAACCTTGTTCGCAAACCCATCAGTCTCAATCGTTGTCCAACCCATGTTACTTACTCTCCAGTTCTTTGATTCGGGCCGCCAGCTTCTCCATGAAGACGGACGGCATGTTCAGTACCTCTGCCTCAACAAGGCATTCCTTGAGCTTTACAGCGTTGTCCTTAGAGGCGCTGCACTTATCACGCAGCTTCTCCTCAGGAGTCTTGTCCTTTGGCTTAGACGCAGCGTTGCCGTCGTCGTCCTCCGTACCAAGACCGCAGGCTGCCAGCAGAGCGTAGCGCTTGCCGTACGTGATTGCACTTCCGAGCTTCTGCGGGTCAGTGATGTCCTTCACCGGAATCTCGGACACGAACTCGTGCACGTACCCAGTGTCTGAGTGCACCAGCTTTGTGCAGATGCGCACCGAACCCATGTCGCAAAGGTGAGTCGGGTACTGCATGAGCGCAATGCCACATTTGTTCAGTGCCGGCACCACAACGTCCAGAACGCTCTCCAGAGTAGCGTACTTGCTCTTGAAGTGGTCATTCTTACGGTCACGAGTAACCGTCTCCATGCTCAGCTGTGCAAGCAGGAACGCCTTCCAGAACTCACGTTTACCGGTCAGCTCGGCAACCCTGTTGGTAAACTCCATCTCATCCAGTTTCTGCGTCATAGTCTCTTCACTTTCTCTAATGCATCATGCATGTTTTTACCGATTACGGTCTTGTCGGTTGTCCCGTCAGTGCTCTGAAGGGTAACTCGCACTCGCCCACTGTCGTCATGGTACGGGTCAATGTCAATGCCTGCCCATCCCTTTCCCATGACAGCCAGGTAGATGTCAACGATTCTGCTTTCCATCAACAGAATGACCCAAGGTAGTCCGCCATGTTGGCGAGCATTTCCGACTCGGACCTTGCGAGGATGTAAATGCATCCATCTTCAGACTCCCATCTCTTTCTGAAGTCCTCCTGCGCAGGGCGAAGCTTACCTGTAGCGGTCTTCAGTTCAATGGCAAAGAAGGTTCCTTTCATAACGGCAAAGATGTCAGGAAGACCTGGGCTGCCAAGGCGAATCATTCGCTTTCCAATGAACACCATGCCTGAATTCTGCCGCCAGTGAAGTATGCCGCGAATCTTTAGCTGCTCCAGGCATCCCTTCAGAATGTCCTTCTCCGGCCGCTGCTTCGGCGCGGCCTTCTTCTTAGGCTTCGTAGTCTTCATACTTTACCGAAGCCACCTCTGCGTGACCCACGAGCTTGCAGACGTTGAACCGCTCGCCAGGGAACTTGCTGGCCATGGAGTATGCGGCTTTGATGGCCTCCTGCCGGTTGGTGAAGGTGACCTTGTTCCAGATGATGTACGTGCTTGTTTTTTCTGCTGCTTTTTTCATTTTGAAATTCTCAGATACCCTGTAGTCATACATGTAGCTAAAGTTACCCTCGCCGTGTGGCGAGTCGTACTTACCACATGAACGGTGTATAGAGGTTGGTGGAACAACAACCCTTCTCCAGTCACTTTCTTGACCGCACCAGTAGACAACGTCACCTGGCTTAAGTGACAACCACTCCTCCTCAGTGATTGGACGAAGCTTCATCGCTTTCCTCCCTAATCTCACGCCACTGCAACTCAAGACGAGCTGCCTCTTCAGCGATTGCTTTCTCTGCCTGGGCTCGGTACTTGCGAGCCAGGAACCACACAACAACACTCCAGTACAGTCTACGCAGGTAGTTCATTTTGCCGCCTTTGAAAGCATGATGGTTGCGGATGCAAGTGCCTCCAGGTCGTGATTGGTTCCTGCCATATACGCAGAGTGAAGCGCCTTGGCAAGAGCAACCTCTTTCTGACGCTCGGTGGGCTGCAGTGGTCCGGTCGGAAACTGGTAGCCAAGAACGCTCGGTAGCTGTCCCGCTGGGTACAGTTTCTTCAGCACGGCCGTGGAACTCACTGGTGGCGTCCTGGTAACGGATGAAGAAACATGTGGGACGCTTCTTTTTCCGCCAAGGCGCTCCTCAGCCTGATAGATTTTCTCGGGAACAACAGCAACCAGAACGCCGTAGCTCTTGCATCCAAAGAACTTTCGCACACCAATGTCACGTGGAAGCCATCCGTCAAGGTATGCCTTGCGCACAGATGGCGAATACTCTCTGGAAGTTGCGCGAGCGTTTGTGGACCACCCTGGTGGGATGTGAATTGCGCAGTCACCTTCCTTCAGGTACCCGGTAGAGAACACTGTTGGCTTTCCGCCAACAATGGTCTTACTCAGGTTCTTGGAACCTTTCACTGGATACACTTTGCCTACACGCAGCAGCGTCGGGGAATCATTTGACATTTTTCTCTACCCTTTCAATCTCTCGCGCAATGTACCACTGCGCCTTCTTTAGGTCTTTGATGGATGGCTCACCGTTCTTCAGTCCGGCTCGCCATAGATACTTGATGATGCACCCGACGTTGAACGTCATGTGCTCCACGATTTGAATGCACTCTACACCTGACGGGTGTGACGTGTAGTGCTTTGGGTGTGAAACGTCTTCGTCACTCATTCTTCTTCTCCGAAGTCAGCTGTCATGTAAACCCCCAGCCACCAGGCCATCGTTACCACTACTATGGCTTTGTCCAGTGTCGTGACTTGTAAAAGTAACAGTACGAGCATTGAACTTCATCCTCACGGTTCCGGTTGGTCCACCACGCTGCTTGCGGATAATCAGCTCAGCCTCTTCCTTGTCCGCTGTTGGGTTGTAGACCACATCTCGGTACAGGAACATCACTGCGTCTGCGTCCTGCTCTAGAGCACCAGACTCGCGAAGGTCACTCATGAGTGGCCGCTTGTCTTCTCGGTGCTCGCAGTTTCTATTCAACTGACTAATACCGATGACTGCGCAGTCAAGCTCCTTGGACAGCATTTTTAGTCCACGGCTGAACTTTGCCGTTGAACTCTGCGTGTCGTCCGTGTCACCGGTCGCAAGCTGGATGTAGTCCACTGTGATGAGCTTCAGAGGAAACCCGCGCTTGGCTGCCTGACGGTGGACAATGCGCGCCTTCTGCATAATGGCCCCAATGGAGTATGACGAATCGTCAATGAACCACTTCTCCCGTGGGATGCTGTCCGGGATGCCGACCACGCGGGTAAGCTCGTCTTGTGTAACTTTAGACGTGCAAACTTGCATAAGGTTGATTTGCGCACCTTCTGCAATCTCACGCTCCGCGTGCTCCTCTGCCCCCATCTCCAGTGAGAAGTCCAGGCAGGAGAACCCCTGGCGCATCACTGCAGCGCGAATGCTCTTGATAAGAGCCGTCTTGCCCATGGCAGGTCGTCCAGCCACAATGTAAAACTTCTTGGTCCTGAGACCGATGATGTACCGGTCCAGGCTGGTGATTCCAGATGACATTGGCGGCGGCACATTGCCATTCAGACGCTCCATGAACAGCTTCAGGTAGTCAGACACCACCTCGTGGCCGTCGTGCGTCTTAGAGGCTCCCGAGGCCGAGTACATGGCCTTCTCCAGCTGAGCACAAATCTCCTCTGGGTTGGCACTGGAGCCATTGGCGATGGCCTTGCAGGCTTGGGTCATGCGGTGGACAGCGGAAGACCGGCGAAGGTCCTTGCAGATGGACTCCACGTCTACGTCACGAACCAGGCGCTCCACGTCTAGGCCATCCACGAACGTGCGTGGTGGTGCCCCCTTACGCTCCAGAATGGACACCGCGTTCACACTCATCCCTGAAGCCAGAAGCTCCTGGGAGACGGAAAACAGAAGGCGAGCGTTGGCTGACTGGAAGTCGTCCCTGGACAGGGACGTGAGAATGGTGGCTTGCGCCTCCTGGGAACCGTACACGAGTGCTGCGCAGACTGATGCTTCTACACCCATTAGTTCAGTTTCTCCTTCCCAGTGGTTGGCTTGTTTTCAGGGTCGCCTGAGTACACCTGGTCAAGAAGCTTGCCCATGTCAATCTCCAGTCTGTCACCGAACTCCACAAGGAACTCTCGGATGATGGAAGCCCTGCCTAGAAGCGAAACAACGCCCCAGGAGAGGACGTAGGACAGGACCCTGGCGAACTGGCGGGTTGTGGCCATCAGTTCTGCTGGTGGTTCGTTCTTTGGGTCCGGGTCTTTGGTTGCAATTGTTCCAATGCTTGCGGCAATAACACGTACACCAGAGCAAACCTTCATCAGCGTTTCGGTTGGACGCTCGTCACCTGCACGAATTGGTGCAGCAACAATGCTCACCATAGAGTTGTCTTCTTCCTTCACTTTACCTCCAGGAACTGTGCAACCGCCTCAGCGGCATGCACCGGTAGAACCCATGTTGTTTCTGACCTGTTCGGCCTTACCAGCCGTACAGCGATACTGTCTTTACCTTCGCGAGACACGTACACTGCTGGCTTTGGCATTGGCGGCCTCACCTTCTTTGCGTCCGTCTCCTCCAGTCTCTGCTGCTCTGCAACCAGCTTCTCTGACTCTTCTCTGGTTAGCCCAGAGAACATGTCAATCGTGCGAAGCTCTGCGGGTGGCTTAGCGGAGCTTCTCTTTGTCCCAGCCAAGGTGTGCCTCTGCCCAGTTTTCAATGGTTACAAGCTGACTGGAGTCGCAGTCCATGCACTGGTACTTCTCGTACCTGCTCTTGTCAAACACTTCTCGGACACCAACCTGGGTACCAGGAGTAAGCACGAGACAGTCTCCGTCTGACGACACGAACACGAAAGCGTACCCAATCGGAACGTGCCTTGTCTCGCCCTGCTGCTCGCCAAACTTCCTCACCCAAGCGTTCTTTGAGCACACCAGTCTGCGAGCGTACACAGACAGCTCGGCAGTTGTTTTGTTGGCCGACTTTACCTCTAGTGAGCACTTTTCAAAGAATGCCGACATCTGGTCGTCAACACCAGTTGGTGACGCTCTGCCAATAACAAGGTCTGAGCTTCCGTAGAAGTCGGACATTTTGTCCTCCTTCCCAGCAATCTTCAGCGCTGGGTGGAGTACGTCATAGCCCATGCGTGACAGCTTACCGGCAACCCATGCTTCCCAGTAAGCGGCTCCGTCTGCACGGTCCACGAAGGACTTGGTTATTCTCGGATGGTAGCCCTTCATTCGCTCTTGCTCCTTCCTCCGGACGTTTGGTTTTCCTTGTCCTCAAACAGCGCTGCGTCTTTGCGCAGGTTCTCTTCGTGCCAGTTTTTCAGCCACTCCAGACAGACCGGACTTGCGGCCTCCCAGGAGTACAGGCTGTACGCTGCATACCTCTGCGCACGCTCCATGAACTTGGCAAGGTCCTCCTTGTAGAAGAATCCCGGAGCCTTCTGGGCGAACACGCTTTCCTTGCCGTAGGAGCAGCCAATGGGGCTGATTTCGTACTCCTCCAGACGACGCTTACGCTCATCCCACTTGTCCCACGGGTTCCCGGGAACCTCTGCCATGTCATTGTAGTTTCCTCGTAGCAGCTCCGTCCAGTACAGCTGAGGGTGAGTGTCGCCAAGGATGGAAAACTCATTGTAGGGCCATTGTGGGTGGTACTGCAGCCATGACAACGGTGCGTGAGCCAGCTTGTCCATGAACGGCTGTCCGTAGTTGGTTAGCTCGGCAACAAGCGAAAGGGCCTCCTGTTTCTTGCCAGTCCACTCAATCTCGGCATTGATGATGTGGTTGCGGAAACCGGCATCCACCACTTCTTTGATGAATGTGGCCTGCTTTTTGGAGTCTCTCGGGTAGCAGTACGCCCAGCTTACCGGACGGATATCGTTCCGCTCGCAGGCAAGGATGAACTCACGGTAACCGAACGGGCCACCAGACTTCATGTGCCACTTGTCGTGCTCACCAACACGCAGAGCACACCACTTCACCCCGCGCTGACGCATCTCGTCCAGCAGGTAGAACCACGACTGATTTTTGTGAGCTGCAGCATGGAAGGCAACCCACATGCCAAAGCCAGTAATACGGTCACTCATCTTTCATCTCCTTGTTGACTTCCAGCATTGCTGAGCACAGCTCAAGCATGGTCTTTTCGTAGCTGTCTCGGAACCTGTCAAGCATTGCTTCCTTTATGCTGCAGTTGAAGCACATGTTGTCGGATGTCATGTTTGCAACGCACACAACACCTTTGCAGCGTACGCACTGGTCAAAGCCAGCAAGGTAGTCGTCATCGTCGCCCTGCGTGCTCATAGAAGTACACTCCTCTGCGTCCACCCTTGGAATTCACGAAATTCAGAATTCACTGCCACGCGAGTCTGGTGCATGGTCCACACACAATCCAGTCTTCCGTGTACTGACACCCTGTAGCAGGGTGTGCTGGTCCGCCACAATCTCTGCATTCGTACCTGCGAAAAGACATTGCCCGCGACCTCCTGAAAACAGGCTCGTCACGGGCAGCTTGTGTGGCAAGTGGGTAGCTACTTCTTTTTTCCGAATCTCTCGTCAAGCAAGAGCTGTGCCTTACGGTTGTTCTCCTGGACGTCCCACTCGGAAATGGCGGTCTGCACCGTGTCTCGTGGCAGGAGGTGAAGGGCCAGGTTCAGCGCCTTCAGGCCAAGCTCCAGGATGGCATCAGGGCTCACACTTCACCCACTTCCCGTTCACGTTGCAGAAGCCCCACTGCAGGTTCACGCTAGCAATGCAGGACTCGGCAGAGTCACGGGTAGGCAACGCTGCGCAGGAGGCCAGCTGGGCTGCGTGAGCGTCCTTTGGCGGAATGGAAGGCGGAGAGCTGCAGCCAGAAATGGAAGCAACCACGGCAGCCATGATGATGGCATACGCAAGAATCTTCCCAAGAACCAACCCAGTCGGGTTGGACTTCACTCGGCATCGGGCCATTACTTGTCCTCCTTTCTATCCACAAGCACCGGGCTTGGGATGACAACGGCAATCAGGTACTTCACGTAGGATGAGTCCAGCTTACCAGAGTACACGAGTGCACATACACCAACAAAAACGGCGGTGAACACAATGGCTCGGACAAGGTCAACGTCTAGGGATAGCTTAGTCATGCGGATTAGCTTAGATAGTAGCTTCTCTTTGCCGTATACGCCAATGCTTGCGCGCACCTTGGTCTTTTTGTTCTGGATGGAAATCATCTCTCCCTCTCTCTGATACGGTCTCGGAAGAAGTACAGAATAGCAGAAACCACTGCCCCTCCGTACTTGGTAACTGTTGCCAAAAGTGTGGCGAATGCGCTGAAATTGTTGGCCCCGATGTAGTGGTCTTTTCTAGGTGTAGCGGTCACCTGCGATGCGGCAGAAATGCTGACGCTAACCTCGGACGGACCGAAGAAGAAGCTCTCCTGCCAATTGTGCTCCTGGGCCTGGCCAGTGATTAGGCGGGACCGGAACGCAGTGGACATTCCGTACACTGACGTGAGGTACGGACGTGAACCAATCCCACGCCTCACTTACCCCTCCGTATATCGGATGTTCGCCCAGATGGTAGTGGCGGTGGTAGCGGACGGCAGCCAGACAATGAACGGAACAGTGTTGTTGTAGAGTCTTGGCATACCGCAAGCCACGGCGTCCTGGTTCACGTTCAGTGCAACCACTGGAACGCCAATCTCGGCAAGCACTCGGTAAAGAACAAGGTGAATGGCGCCCGTAACGTAAGACGTGCCAAGGGTGACCGACTCCACACTTCTGACACCAGTATCTCCTGCCTGAAGGAAGAACGGAACAAACGTCCCGGCTGCGGCCGAGGCAGGGAAGCTCGGCATGGTGCCGGTTCTGCCCGCCGTGCCTGCCTGGTTTGTGTACGAAATTGTGGTGTTTGCAATGGCGCCAGCGTTGGTGGTGGCAGTGGACACTTCCAGGGCAGCGTATACGCCTTCTCCGTTGGTGGTTCCGTCCAGGTCCCTCGCTGGAATTGCAACTGGCGTAATGGCCTGTGCAGTAGTGGTGGTGACCACAAGACCGGAATTGTGCCATAGCCTATCCAGCAGAAGCACAGAGCCAACAAGCGATGCGCTAGCGCTGATGCCAGCAAGGTACTTGTTTCCAGAACTCGGGTTGGAGAACGGAATCTGACCAGCGTACGTGGTGAGCGCGGCCCCGTTGATGCCGGGAGCGGGTGGTGCCCCGGCTCCTGGAATGCCGGCGGTGTAGAGCGTGCTGTGAAGAACGCCGGGGGCCTCCATGGTTCCGGTGGTCTTCTGGAATCTCCCTGGCTGATTCAGCCCAGCAATTAGGGTGTCAATGCTTGTAACGGCCATTTAGCCCTCCTCAATCGTGATGTCGCCAACCTGGAATCTTGCACCCTCACCCGAGCCAATGGAGACCGGGGTAACGTCGCCGTAGTACAGCATGTTGCCACCAGAAACAGCGTCAAAGATGGCAACGGACACAACTGTACCCCAGGACGTTCCAGCAATGCCAAAGTCGGGAGCGTCAGTGTTTGAGGTTACCCCGAGCGCAGGAACACCAAACGTGACGGACTGCCTGGCGTATCCACCGCCAGAAACCTCAGTTCCGGGAGCAACGTCAGTGCATGCGGTCGTGTGAAGGCTGACATAAACGGTACCAGTTCTCAGGTACGCGTTGATGACAATGTCTTCTAGGTAGTTGCTTTTGCCGGACGCCACTTAGGCCCCCGTAATGCCGTTGGTTCTGTACGAGTCCGGCGAGCTGACGTACCACTTGATGCTGCCAACACCTGCCGCAATCACATCAAGTGTGGAAAGTACATGGGTGGGAATCCATAGGTCAATTCTGGAGCCAGAAGGCAGCTTTAGGCCGTTAGCTGTCGTGGTTGCGGCTGCAGTGGCAGTCTCTTTGAATCTCAGATAGCAGTCATTGGAGACGCACTCAAAAGTGACCCACACAAACCCCTTGGGCCTGTCTGCCGCTGGAAGTCCGGTCCAAAGTGCAACGTTGGCAGCCGCGGCACCCGTAGCAGCGGTCTGAACGACCTGCTTACCATCATCGGATGGCGGTAGTCTCTGGTAGAATCCACTCTGTGCGTCCTTGCTCATGCGAAAATCATACCACCTTCAGGGTTGGACACAAGGATTCATTGGACGGTCACATTTGTTGGCTCGGCAGAATTCTTCCAAGTCTCTGGACGCCAGGCAGGGCGCAATTTCTCGGTATCCGGCCTCCATGACGCAACTTCCACTGCACTGGATGTGGTGGGCCCCGAGAACATGTCCAAACTCGTGGATTGCAATGAGTTTTTCCATGTCACTGTCTTCCATTCGGTCACGAATCAGCACAACCTTCACCCCGAAAGGTCCCGGGCCGTAGATTCCGCCAGGAGGAGACGTAAAGGCAAGGTGGTAGGAGCTTGTGGTCTCGTCTAGGTACTGTACGAACGGGTCGTCACCGTCAGCCTTGAGAAGGACATGGTGAAACTCGTGTCTTTTTGGTGCGGTTGGGTCTGAATGGTTCACGTCCCATGTGAAGGTAATGGAGACCATTCCATTGGTTGCCCTTTCCCACTCCTTGGCTGCCCCCAGAATCGCTTTCCGGTCTTTGGCAGTAAAGGACATGTCCGCATGGAACGGAAGCTCTACGGTCGGTCCTGGGGGCCCTGGCTCCTTTGGTCTAGGGCTGCATGACGGGGTGAACAGGACGTACAGGCACACAATGTAGCACAGTGCTTTACTGATCAGATTGCGTAGGTGTTGCATATGGGCTCTCCGTGATTCCGGCCTTTCCTGCCGGCGATGACGACTGCGACTCTTCCTGTTCCTTGGCCGCCGCAGCTTCCGCATAGGCTTCCTGGTTACGTTTGATGAACTCTGGCTCCATAACCCTGTCCACCGGCTCTCCAAGAAGCAAGCTCAGCTCAACAAGTTTGGAGGCATGGATACCATTTCCAGACATCTGCACCTTTGCAACACTGTCTCTCACTGAATTCACAATTTGTCTGTGCAGGTCCTTCCAAATCGTTTTAAACGTGTTAGCTTCGTCTTTGCTGAGCGCTCCGGACATAAGCGCTTTGATTGCGGCGGTCGGGTTGCTGACGATATTCCAGGTACGAACGGCGTTTAGCTGGTCCCTGGTCAGTACGGACGACTGGTAGGACTTTCTCATACTACCTAGCTTGGCCGAATTCGCAGCCGAGATACGCTCTCCAACCATCGCGACCGACTTGTCGTAGTTCGCCATCACGGACTTATGCAGCTCAGGCGATGGGGATAGTCTGCCCACGTACTTGGTGAGCGCCTCACGGTACGACGGGGAAGAAACTCTGTCGTACTCCTTGAGAATCTTCTTGTAGGAGGCCGGCGTAGGAGTCTCCATGTGGTGCTGCTTGGTGGCAACCTTTCCTCCAGTAGTCAGGAACGCAGTTGCTGCCTTTCCCGCAATCTCCGCAGTGGACTTGGTCATGGCAGCAAGCTCGCCAGAGATGGCCATTCTCTCCATGGCCTCTTTCACGTGTGGACCGTTCAGTACGTACCTGGCAGCTCTTGCTGCGCTGTAGCCAAGGGCTCCAGCGATTGGGTTAGTGGCGGCCCCAATGGCTGTTGCGTAGGCCATGTCCGAGAGCGCTTCAGAGATTCCACCGGCTGCAGCTGCTGGCTGCTTTTTGAACAGCTCACCAGCCTTGGCTGCATCAAGGATACTCTCGTTCATGGAGCGCTTGAGCATGGCTGCCCTTACGGCTTCAGATGAGCCAACAGAGTCAATCTCAGTGGCAATGGCTGCCCTTACGGCGTCCGACTTTGCCATGTTGTAAATCTTCAGAACACGCTCACCGTCCAGCGTCTCTGGCATGTTTGCCCTTTCCAGTCTGCTTGCTAGGCCAGAAATCTTGCCAGCCTCAGCAGCGGGTGCGGGAACGGTAGGAGTGGGACCTGGAACCCAGCCGTCACCGCCAGTGAATGACCTTGGAGCGCGAGCCTCTCCGGGCATTCTCTTTGGGGTGGTGAATGACGACATATCTCTCGGGCGAGGAGCAAACACAGCTGATTCGCCGGCCTCAGCCTCTCTGATGGCTCCAACAATTCTTGCCTTGGTGATTTTTACGTCTGAAGACCCGAGAGCGGATACAAGCTCGTTCTTTGCCTGCGCAATGTTCTCTTTTGCCTTAGCCACGACATCAAACTTGTTGTCAATACCGGAGAACTCCTTGGCCGCAATGGACTCGTACTCCTTTGGCACATTCAGCTTCTTGGCCAGCTTCTCTTCAACCTCGTTTGCGAACTTGGTGGACAGCTTCTCCCCAACCGATTCCAGACCCTCAGCGGCAAGTCTTCCACCGATACCGAGACCGGCACCAAGGAAGAACCCGCCACCAGTATGGGCGGCAAGAGCGGCAGCCGTAAGCGGCTTGTCGTGAAGCGTGGCGTCAGAAACGTAGTTGCCGGCGGAGTAGATGGCTCCGTGAGCGCCATTGCCAAGGCCGGCGTTGATGATGCGATTAAGCTTCTCTCCCCTTCCAAGGGATGCGGCAGCGTCAGCCGCAATGGCCTCGCCAAGGGCTCTTTCGGCAACCCCAACACCTTCCCTAGCGGCAAGCTCTGCGGATACGTCTACGGCCTCCCTGAGGCCAAGCTTCTCGGCAATACCAAGACCCTTCAGAGCGATTCTACCACCCTGAACTGCCTCCTCCACTGGAATCATTGCGGAGGCGGCTAGGCCTAAACCGTGACCAATGGTTTCCGCGTCACCGGTTCCAGCACGCTCCATCGCAAGCTCTCTGGACTTGTTCCACTCGCCAAGTCCAAACTGCCCATTCGTAAGAGCGTCACCGGCCTCCAGCGCCTTCTGGATGGCAAACGGAGCCATCCCAAGAGACACCTCCGACGTAACGCCACGGTAGTAGCGTTCTGCTGGAGACATGGTCTTGTAGGTGTCAATGTCCTTGTACATCTGCTTTGCAGACTGCTCAGACACAACCGTATCGTTCTTGCGTAGAGAATTTTCTCCGATGACCTTCGGCATTCCGCCGTCGTCAACAACAACGGCCTTGCCACCATCTTCGGCAAAGTCCTCAGGGGAGAAGTCACCCATTAGTTCTTACCTGGCTTCAGTCTTCCAAGACGCTGAATTCGCTGTCTCTCCAGGTCCATAGAGTTGCTGGACTGAAAGTATTTTGCGAGAGCAAGCGTGGTTAGGTTATCAACCTCCTTCTGGTCAGAGCCGGTGCCAGGCTTGTTGGCCGCCAGAGCCTTTCTGACACCCTCCTTCGCAATGGCAACCTGCTTCTTCACGAGAAGGTCCTCATACGTGTTGGCGTAGTCCTCCATCTTCTTGAAGTCGTCCATTCTCGGCATACCCTTCTCGTGGTTGCGAATCTCTGAGGTGGTCATGCTCTTTCCGGCAGACTCACCAAGCTTCATGTTGGAGATGTTGACGAGTGCTGTCAGTAGCTTGTCGGTTGCCTCTCGCTCTTTCTTGGCAACAGGGTTGTCTCCAAGACCAGCAGCTGCAGACGCAGCCCTAGCAGCGCGAATCTTCTCCTGCCACTCGGACGACTTGAGCGCACCAAGAATTAGCAGTGGCTTTCCAATGACATCGTTGACCGGCTTTCCCTGCTCCGCGGCAACCGACTTGATTCCATCAATGGCCTCAAAAAGCTCCTTCATCTGAGCAACTCTTGCCGGGTAGTTCTCCTCAGAGAACTCCTTGTCAACAGCTCCATTGTTTTCGCTGAGCTTTGAGATTGCGGTGGAGTAGTCAGACTTTGCCATCTGGTGAGCCTGGGCAATAAGACCGCGTGGGTCCTTTACCTTTGACTGATTGTTTGAAAGCTCAAGAATTCTCTTGTTCACTGCGCTGATGTACGCCTCCTGTGCGGCGTTTGATAGAATGTTGGCATACTCAGCCTTCTGCTCCTTGGTTCCGATGTCTCTCTGGCGAACCCATTCTGCGATTTTGATTTTGTCTTTGGTGATTTCTGACGCAATCTCACGAACCTCATTAGGGTCACGCTGAGCCCAGGTGACAGTATTGGAGTCGTCGTAGATTCTCTTCAGCGTCTTACCCATGACAGCGTCTCCGGGAGACCTTGCTGGCTTTTCTGGACCAATCTCGTCCTTCGGCGGCGGGATGGGTTTTCCCGGGGTTGGGTTGTAGTTGCTTGCCTGTGGTGAGGCGGCAGGAGCCACTCCAGTCTGCGCAGAAACGCCAGACTGACCACGAAGGTTTGCCGCATACTCGGTTAGTCTGTTCAGTCCGGAAGATAGTCCGGAAGTGACCGGGTTGTTTGCTACCATGTCTGGGCCGGAAGGAAAGCCCTGCTCTGGGCCGCTGCCAGCCGGAGAGAACGGTGCCGGAGACGGGGTGGCGGACATATCTTTGTCAGTGGTGTCCTTTAGAAGTCTTGGCTCCTGACCGGCCGGAACAAAGGTCTCACCAATCCACTTTCCAGCAGTATCGTCGGCGTACTTGCTTTCGTTGCTGAACGTTGGGTGGTTTGGCTTCTTGAACGTGTCCGGCCAGTGTCCGCCCTTTGGCTTTCTGATTCCAGCCTTGAACGCTCCACGAAAGTCGTAGTCCTCACCGGAGTCATTTGGAGCAACGGTGTTCTTCCACGCCATGTAGAGCTTCTCCTGCTGTGGGGATAGCGGAGTGTCGTACTTGGACGCCTCGGTCTTGGTCTGAACTGGATAGATTGCGTTGGAGCCAGCCGCTGGGTCGGCGTACATCGCAAGTGCCGCAGGAACAAACTGCGCGCCGCGATGGAGGGCAGCGTTTAGCTGCATGGACTTCACCTGGGACGACGTGTCAAACCTGGTGGCCATCTCCAGTGCCTGGTTCTTCTTGTCCTCGCCCTGGAAGCGCATGGATAGAGCCTTCAGCTTTTCGGAGGCGGCGTCGTCGTACGCCTTGGACATGGCAACCCTCGCAAGCCGCTCGTCACCGTACAGTTTGGTGTATCTGTCCAGCGCGTTCACCGCACCCATTCTCTTGGTGCCCAGCGCATCAATCCTCTCCTGCTGCTTGTCCATCTCGCGCGCAACGTAATCGTTGTACATCTTCACTCCAGACTCTGGAGTGTTGGAGAACAGCGGGCTTAGGGCAGCTGCAATTGTGGCAGCGGCCTGGGCGGGGTTTGCGTAAAGGTCACCCTTCGCCATGGAGCGGCGATAGATTTCCTTGTCCATGCGCTCAATGTTTGCCTGCCTGTTACGGCGGTCGGCAAGGTTTGCCTGCTCTGCGGAATTTATTTCAGAGCTTCTACCTAGGGCGGCATCAGCGTCGGCCGCAACGCGATTAGACTGCTGGATAAGCGCATCACCCTGGGCGTTGCCAGCGGCAAGAGCGGCAGCCCTCTGGGCTGCTTCCTTCTCTCTTAGGGACTGAACTTCCTTGATTCCACCAACAACGCCGTAGTCGGTTCCAGGACCAACTGGGACTGCGGAAGCAGGGGCCTGCTGCTGAGGGGCTAGCTTGGTAGCATGGTAAAGCTCCGACGTTGACCCCTCGGACTGGGCAAGCGAAAGCTTTGGGCCAATTACTGAAGGAGTTGAGCCGTCAGGGATTCGCTTATCAATGTTGCTATCGTCATTGCCGGCGAAGTCTTCCGGGGAGTAGTCGTCTGCCATGGATTACTTCCCCATCATGTAGCCAGAGATGGCTGCGTTTCTTGGGTTTGCACCAACCTGGGCGCCAACCTGTCTACGCTGCATCTCGGCCTGAATCTGTTCTGCCGTTGGTCCACGCTGGGCCTGAGGGGGCGGAGCCTGGTACTGCTGGGCCTGTCCACTGACGTTCGGTGGTGGGATGTACTGAGCTGTTGGGTTTGCGTTGCCACGAACGGAGCCCATCATGCCGGCCATGGAACGCTGGGGAGGTCCCGCTGCACGGTTTCTGTTTGGGTCCATCGCCATGGCTCTACGCTTCTCCATCTGCGTTCTCATGTACTGAGCGTTCGCATCAGCGTTTAGGTCAACGCCCTGCGAAATGGCAGCAGCCTGAGCTGCCTGCTGTGATGGCGGCATGTACTGAATGGAACTGCCACCCATACCAAGTCTGTTCGGCATTAGAATCTACTCCCACCCATACCAAGGTTGTACTGTTCGGCCATTACGGCGTCATCGTTTAGGTCCTGCACGTATTTGTTCGCATCCTCAAGCTCCTTTTTGGGGGACTTGTACCCGGCATAGTCCGAGTCCTGAATGCGCTTCTGTAGCTCAAGAATTTGCTTGTAGTCCATTACTGGTCCGGCGGCTCGTAAGTGTTGGTGCGAACGTCAACCTCTCTCTTTTTCGGAAGACCCGAGAGAGAGTTGACACCGCTTTGAGCGGTACCAAGAAGGCGCTGGGTTGCGGTCTGTCTGGCCTGAGCATTCTGCGCAGCGATTCCAGACTCGCGAGCCTGCCTCTCCTGCTCAGCATCGGCAAGGTATCTGTTTCTGTTGTCGTCCATCTGGGACTGACCCATACCAAGGTGCTGCGAATCCGTGCCGTATCCACGGCCAAGGTTTCCATAACCAAGAGCAACGTTGGACTGACCGATTCCGAGCTGTCCGTAGTTGGCTCCGGCATTCAGCATCCCAAGACCGTACTGGTCGTTCTGGCTCTGGTTAAACTTTGCCATGTCATTTCCCATACCAAGACGGCTCTGGTCGGAAGCTCGTAGCTGCCCAGACATCTGACCGTAGGCGTTTCTGGCATTCGCCATCTCGGCTGCGCGCATCTGTCCAGCCTGATTGAAGGCGTCAGCCTGTAGACCGGCGGTGGCCATTGCAGCGTTGCCCTGGGCGTTGGCTAGAGCGGCGGCTCCGCGGGCCCCACCAGCAGACGCCGACTGAGCTGCAGAGGCTCTATCAAGGCCCGACTGCAGCTGATACGCGGCCTCTGATGGGGCAAGGCCCATAGCGGCATCCCTTGCCAGCCCAACGGCTCCTGTCATGTCTCCGCGAGCCTGAGCGTCCAGGTCGCTCATCCACTGAGACTCCTGAGCCCCAGCTCTTCCCTGGGCACCTAGACCCTCTCCATACAGGCTTCCGGCCATGCCCGCATACTGGCCAGCCTGAGCGTTAGCGGCGTCTTCGCTGCCCCAAGAACGCTGCTGACCGTAGTCAGAGGTCTCACGAAGGGCGGGATCAATAACGGTTCTGTCGTAGTTTGGGTTGCTGTACTGGTAGTTGTGCTCACCCTTCCAATCCTCATATCCCTCCTCCGCAAGGCCTAGAGCGCTCTTGGCGCCGTCGCCAAGAAATTCTGCCCCCTTCTTCACGTAGTCAATGGGATTGAATGGATTGAAGTCACTCATAGCTCGTACAATACCTCCGATTAGGCTTTCTGGCCAGATGCAAGTTGCGGGCCAGTGTTTTTGGCCGCGATTTTCCAGGTGATACCAAGCACGTCACAACCGGCACCGTACCCAACTGGGTATGTCACAGTGTCGGCTGGGGCGGCATCGTTCACTTTTAGCTTGACTGAGCAGTTCACCATCTTGGATGGCTGCAGGTTGAACTCCTCAAGCGGGAGAGACACGAAGGTTCCTGGCTCCCAGGTCTTGGTCTGCGTGTAGCCTCCGTAGTCGTAGGCGAAGCTCATGGTGAGGGCGTGGTTGCTGTCTGCGAGCTTCTTGGAAAGGAAGAACGCATCAAACACGCGCTGGCGCTCGTGAGGTCCACTGGTCTTCTTCCATGATGTCTCAATGGTGAATGGAACGTAGTAGGTTCCGTCGGTCTTGGTGGTGGGGCTTGCGGTGTATGTGTAGTCCGCCCAGTCTGCGTAGACGGTTCTCTGGACAGAGTCATTCGCAGTGATTGCCTGGCAGATGCCCTGGAGGCTGTAGCCATATCCGCCAGGAGATCCGCTAGGCGTGTACTTGGCGGTCGTCCACATGTCCAGACCGATGTCGTAAACAAGCTCCTCACCGGTCCCGTAGAAGGCCCCCGTAGAGTCGTACGTGCTCGCAACAAGGTACTTCACGAATGAGCCGGAACGGTTGAACGTGCAGCCAACGGTGTACTGGTTCGCGTTCACGCTGGTTTGCACTCTCTCACCAATCCAGAGCACATCCAGTCTACGAGATAGCAGCTCAATGCCGCGCTGCGAGCGGAACATGATTCCGGTTGGAATGGTCACGATACTGTTTACCGAAACGCATCCGATGTCAGCGCTCACCCTCTGTGGAGAAGAGAACTCTGCACCGGAGCCGCCGTTCTCCGGAGGGCCGTCTCCATCAACCACAAAAATGGAATCCTTTTTGAAGATGACGAGCCTACCGTCAAGGCTTGCAATGGCCGTTATTGGGCCGGTGCCTCCGTGAATGAAGAAGCTGAACTGAGGGTTGAACCAGGCGCTCTCCCCGTCCACGAAGAAGCTGCTGTAGTAGACCTTGGAGCCGTACGCATCGGCCACAAACAGCCTGTCACGGTGCTGGCAGACAACGGACGTGCCTGGGGGAGCGTGGCGGTCTAGGGCACCACCAGGGCCAAGCAGTGGCTGCCTGTACATCTCTGGCTGAGACTGCAGAACAGCGTCTGTCATGATGTCATTCATGAACAGGTTGGGAAGCGTCTGGTCAATTACCTGGACGCCAGGAGGAAGTGTTGACCCGTCGGTCGGCACCTGTGAGGAGCCGCACAGGTATAGTCTCTTTCCTCCAACAACGGTCCTGTAAACCTCAACCTGTACCTGATAGTCCGCGCTTCTTCCTGACTCTCTAGCGGTCATGTGGCAGGCGAGAATGTTGACCTCAATCTCCTCTGAACCTGGTGCAACCGTAATGGAGTACGGACCAAACGTTCTGCTGAGCGCAACGTTTCCGGATGAGTCAAGGTGTCTGTACACTACAACATAGTTGTGCAGGCCAGGGTCAACGCCACCGGCAAGAGCCACTGCGGTGAAGTCTGCAAGCGGGTAGTCAACCATCCCGCATTCAAAAGCCCTATCAGCATCATACTGCTGAGTGCTTCCGGCTGACGTAACAAGCTCGCTGCCAAACGCTGCGGTGGACCAGCACATGTTAGGGTCGTTGATTCTTAGCTCATGGATACCGGCAATGCCCGAGCGCTGGCTTGGGTTGTTTGGTGTAACAAGAGTAAGGTTTACGCCGTCAGCACTGAGCGCCCTGTATCTTAGTGAGTCTGAGGAGAAGAACGGGGCCTCGTACAGAAGTGGAGTGGTTACCCTGTATGCGTTGTAAAGCTCAAGGCTAGCAACTGGCCTAAACGTATTAAGCTCCGCGGCCAGCGCACCAATAGATGTGGATGTTGGGTCGGAGATGCACGCAAGAACATGTGGCGCAAGCGTGGCAGGGGTGTGGTTCACCGTGTCCGCCGTGTCGGACTTCACGAGGTGCTGATAGAACTCCCTAGAGCCGGACATGTACAGCGGCTTGCCGAATACCTCCCATCCGAAAACCTCGGAAGACAGGGTTGGGGGCGTTGACGCGAGGATGTCGGCGGAATAGTAGACTCTAACCTTCCTAGTGGTGGTGCTACCAAGGTTGTGAGATGTGCTTTCGGACAGGTAAAGAGAAACACCGGCAGCGGTGGAGCCGATTGCAATGTCAGCGCGCGCGGAGTTGATGGCTCCGCCAACGGCAGAGATTGCGGTAACTACTGTTCCTGGGGTAATGGCAGCATAAACCGCAAAGTCCGAACCGCTCGGACCGCTTCCGAACGCTGCTAGGTAGGTTGCGGAGACTGAGATGCTCCTAATTTCAACCCATCCGTCAGCAACAAGGTCGTACTCGGTGTACGCTCCGGCGTTCGTGAGCGTGTCAATATGGGTTCCCCAAGACACGAGTGACGTTCCGTTCACCTCGTCAGTGGCAATGTCGGTAATTGGGTCACCGGCAAACGCTGCGGGTCCGGTGTACGTAAACCCGGTAGCATCGTCTGGCCACTTCGCCCAGGAGTCGTGGACGAAACTTTTGATGATTCCAGCTGCGTACGCGTGGCAGTGGAAGTATCTGTCTCCCACGAATGCCATCTTGATGCCGGCAGAACCGGCTCCCGCGAATCCACCAGCATCGGTTGGAACGTCGTACTTGGCAATCAGCTGCCCGTTGCTGTAGATGGCCAGTGCAATCGTGAGGTCGCCATTGGTGCCCCTGGGAGACTCGTAGGCAACAGCCGTGTACACGCTGCTGCTGGCAACACCAAACACGCGCTGCCCGTCCTTCAGCGGCCTAACGGACGAGCTGACGATGTTGCGGGAGCGAATGCTGAACTCGCAAATCTTGGACTTCTTGCGAGGGTACTGGGAGAACTTGTCGTACTCGTAAAGAGAGCATCCATCACCGGTGGAATTGGTGGATACGATGCACAGGTTTCCGGTGGTGGACTGGAAGATTTTCTTCGGCCTGTTGATACCGTTGTTGTCCTGGTCGGTGTAGCCATTGATGATAAGTCCGGGACGCTTGGTGAAGCATCCGGCCTGGTCCTGCACAAGGTTCTCGCAGGCAACAAGCTCAGTGTCGCCAAGAAGCTCCTCGCGAACTCCCTGGTTGACGCCCTTTGCCAGCTGTAGCGGAACTAGCGTTTTCTCAAGAACCTGCGGGCCCTGCTGTGCCATTAGAGAACTCCGAACTGGGATTTCTCAACGCGGATAACGGCCTTGCCTTCGTACGCGCTGAAGATTGTGATTGAGTTGTTATCGGATGCCGACCTGTACATGGACATGCCCATTGGAGAAACGCCATTCTCTCCAGCAGCCCAATCCGTTACCCACCACCGAACCGGGCAACCGAATCCATGCTGCAGCGTCTCTGAGGAGCCGGTGGAGAACTGAACCTCAAACTCAACTGACTCCGGTGGCGAGTTTGCCTCAAGAGTCTGCACACGAGCGGACAGGTCCTTAACAACCCTGACAAGCTCCGCCGTGTCCTTGTCGTCCATGGAATTGGCGGACGACTGGCCAGTGAGCTGGCGAGAGGTGCTTACCTGTCTACCGGTTACGTCAAAAAACCTCATAGGCCGATGATACCGTCATTGCGGTAAATCTCAATGTTGTCACCAACAACATCGTACATGTGAACGGCAGCGTTGTATGACAGGAGACCGTATCTCCACTGTCTCTGCCACTGCGTCTTGCGCTCAACAATTCTACGTGGCTCATTGTTGTCGCGCTTGGCCATCATGGCCATACGTGCCTCCTGGCGGGCCTTCTCCTTCTCGTATGGAGACTGGTCCTCTTCCTTCTTGGCCTTCACGTAGATGGCAGCGCAGGCAAGCGTATGGGCCTCGTAGCCGTTGATGCCGTCCACCACGTCAGTGCCAGCCGAAATCTTTGCGGCGTACGGTAGGTAGCTTGCGCGTAGCTGGATACCGGAAGCGTCTGGGGTAGCAAGGATGAAGGACGACTCTCTGACCACCCTGCGAAGCGGAACCCACTTTCCAGCAACCTGGGCCTGGATGGAGATGAGCTTGTAGAAGTCTCCTGCCGGAAACACGGTGGTCAGTGGATAGTCGGACTGCCCGGACACCGTTGCGAACGTGACCTTCTTGGTAAGGAACTCTCCGGCTCCGTACTGAATGAGCTTGTCAATGGTCTCGGACTGACCGGCAGACAGGTACTCAAACATCTCAACATGAGACAGGTGAGTGTCATTCTCGGTGTCCGTCATCTTTCGGAGACGGCTCTCCAGTTCTGCTGCCGTAAAAGTCCTGGGCAAGATTCACCAATAAAAGTGGCACCGACCTATGGCGGAGTCAGTGCCGGTAGACCCTCCGCAGGGTATTCTGTTGCGGTTAGTAGCCGCAGGCAGTGAAGAACTTCTTCAAAGCCCGAGCTTTTGCTTCAGCCGTGTCAGCCTTCATGAACAGCTTCATGGCAGAGATTTCCGCCATATCAGAGGAAGGCTTGCTCTCCGGCATGTCATCCTCTTCATCGTCCATCGGAACGGACTTCAGTTTGGACAGTTCGTCAGAGAGCTTGCTCATTACACGCTACCCCACTCAAACTCAAGCATGAGGGTTGCCGTGGTAAGCAGGTCAACTGCAGCCCCGGCGTCGGTATACGTCTCAAGCTGAATGGTTCTGGCGGAAGGCGAGTAGCTGGCCATGACGAGTCTGGCTAGGACGTTTGCCCCTGCGGAGACTGGCATAACCTGAGCGCTCGCCCACTTGATGACTCCACCCTGCGTATCGTTGAACGTCACAAGGTATCTGCCGGTTGCGGCGTTGTAGGTCACAGAGCGAACGTTGTCGCCGTAGACCCTCGTGCAGTTAGCAGCGGCCCCACCGCCAAGGAACCTTGCGGTGTCCCTGACGGTTTTCCCATTTCGGGAGCTGGAGCCCAGGTTGCTAGAGGCCGGGATAGGCATTAGGCACCGAAGTTCTGGAGGTAAACGTGCGGACCGGGGTTCTTGCAGCGCGTGTTACCGTAGCTCACGAAGCGGACTTCGTAGGCGTCGGCGTTGCTAAGGCGCTGGAACTTCAGACCGTCAAGCTCGCCAAGGTGCGGCCAAGCGCCAAGGGACTTGATGCTGAACTCGTCCAGCTTCAGGAGGTAAGCGCGGTTACGCTTCATGAATGGGTCGCCAAGGATTTCAATCGGGCCGTTATCGCCCTCAATCGTGACCTTGCTGAATCCGTGCACGCCAGCAGTGCTGCCGGGGCGCTCGTACTCAATCTTGCCACCAAGGGACTTCTTCATCGCAGCAACCTCAATGTTGTTCGCGATAAGAACAGTCGGGGTTCCGATGCCCTGGAAGCCAGCCTGCGCAGAGGCGTCAACCACCGCGTCCTCCATCGCCCAACCGGTGTAGTCCACGGACTGACCAGCAAGACGAACGGGGTCCTGGTTTCTGTTGAGACCAAGAAGGGTTCCGGGGGTGGCTCCGCCGACCACGTAGGACGGGATGCCGAGGATGACGGCGTTGTTCGCCCCACCAACGGACTGGTCGCCCGAGCGAACGAAGTAGTCGGTAGCCGTAACGTCGGTAATGAGGGTGTTGAGGTTGGCCGAGAACGTCAGGGTTCCCGAGCGTCTGTTGATGCCAGTCACTCTCGCGCGAGCCGCACCACCAACGCGAAGCGTGGGGGAAAGACCGGTCGTGGAAACCGCTCTGAGCGTCATGTTCAGCTCAAAGTAGTTCATGTTGGTACCAGCGGCCATGGTGATGGTCGTGGCCGCCACGGCAGAGGCTAGCTGGCCGAGAACACCGTCACCGTCACCCCACAGGTACGTGGACGTGACAGCCAGCTCGGTGCTGGCGATTCCCTTGGTCTCATTCTCCCAAAGGTCAACCATTGCACCCTCGGTCTTCACGGCAGCCTCAGCAGCCTCGCCAGTGATTCTGGCGACACCGTAGTGGCTCACGCGGGTCAACGCGAAGCGCAGGTAGTTACCCTGGAAGACGTTGGACTGAGCCTCTGCAAGGTCACCAGAGCTACCCTGCGGGTAAGCGTTCTGGATGGGGACGTACATCAGCTCGCCGACGAAGTCTTTCTCCTTCTTCAGGCGGTTGAGGGTCACAAAGGACTTCTGGATGGAAGCCGGGATTTCGCCATTAGGGTACAGAACCTTAAGGGCTGCCTGGGAGGCGGCAATAGTTGCGGTCATTTACGTATGTTCCTAAGAAAAAGTTAAGTTAAGTTAAGTGGTTATGCCGGTTTACGGCGTGATTCGGACGCTTTGATAGCGGCACTAACCGCTGCTCTAGCTGCCATTCTTCGCTCTTCGTCACTGAGGTCATCAGCCACCGGCGTAGAGAGCGTTCTTCGCTCCTGCGATGTCTGCGTGTTCAGCGTTCTTGGTCCGCTACTTACCTGAGCCGGAACCTTGGCGGTGTTGGCACTCTTCTTGCGTGCAAACTCAGTGTAGCGCTTCGCTGCCTGCTCTTCAAGATATTCTGCAATTTCTTTTAGAGAGGCCTCTTTTCCTGTTAGGTCACGGTACTCACGAGCAACACGGTCGCCCTCGGACACAAGCTGGTCCTCCGTATATAGAGCACGCGCGTGGGGAGCAGCCTCCTCGGAGACAAGGGACTTGAACTCAGAGATTACGCTCTCGCGGTGCTGGCGAACCTTCGCGGTCTCAAGGGAACGAATGTACTCCTCACGCTGTTTCTCCTGCTCCGTCTTCCAGTTCTTCAGCTCGTCCAGCTCTGCCTGTCTGCGCTTCTCTTCGCGCATCTTGGCGGCCTCTGGAGTGCCCTCGGTAGCCAGTCCATAGATGAACTCCTCCGGGTCAAGACCAAGAGCCTTCAGTGCCTTAGCGGGGTCCTTCTTTAGCTCGGCAAGGGCGTCTGCCTGAGCCTTCAGGCTGCGATGGTAAGCCGCCAGCTGCTGCTTCTCGCGCTCAATCTCGGAGCGCATGTTGTCCACTTCAGCCATGGCCTCACGGCGCTTGGCCTGAAGCTTCTCGCGCTGACGTAGGGCCTTGGCAAGGTTCACCTCGTCAGGGTCAACGTCTTCGTCTTCCTGCTTCGCCTCAGCAGTCGGAGCCTCTTTAGCTGGATCGTCGTCTAGGGCTCCAATGGCCTCCAGGTCCCGACGCATCTTCGCGTTAGGGTCGTGTTTCGCAAGCGCTTCATCAGCGCTCTCAGCATCATCCACGGACTGGCCGGCAAGCTCGGCCTTGTAAGCCTCAAGCATTGCCTCTCTCTCATTACCACCATCAGAACCGCCTTCGGCAGTCTCATTCTCTACAGTCATTCATTCACCTCACAGGTTGCTTCAATTTTAGAAAGGCATTTGCCCACCTGGACCACCAGGAGGCATACCTTCAGGGATTTGGCCAGGCATGTCTCCTGGCGGCAGTGGCATAGGCGGCGGAGGCGCTGGCGGCATGCCCATCTCAGGGCCCGGCATAGCCATACCGTCAATGAGTTGATTATCGGGAGCCGGTGGCTTCTGCAGTGCATCAATGTCCTCCAGGAACTTCACGAGCATGTCGTAAACTTCGTCGTCGTAGTCATCTCGTACACGGTACAGGCTGATGTAGTTCAGCGTGATTACCCGTGCCTCCACAAGGTCATCCCACGGCATTGGGGCCAGGTATCGCTTCTTGCGTACGATGGTGGTGAGCGTCTTGCGAATGATGTCAGCCGGAGCACTGGCCAGGTCATCCGACTGGGCAAGGTCTGGAACCTCAAGAAGTCCACGCATGTTGTTCGGAATCTGAGACACCTTGGACAGCGCATCCACCTTGCCGGCAAACGTCTGCGGGAGACCGCTTGCAGACTGCACGAACAGGACCATGTTCTTGCGGTCCATGTTGATTTCGGAGAAGTTCAGCTTGGTGAAGCTGGTCTTCATCTTGGTACCGGTCGGGGCTCTGGCCACAACGTCCTTACCGGAAGCACGAAGCTCCTCAGCCTCATCCAGAATCACCTCAGCAAGCTCAATCATGGCCTGCTCGTACTGCTCGTGATTCATGGCGTGACGAGCTGCACCCTGGTCAACCATTCGCTCTAGGAACGGCGAACCCACGTCTCTCATTTGCGCAGGAAGGCCACCGGTGGACTCAAACTGGCTGATGCCCAGGGTTCCACGCATGCGCTCAGGCATGCCGTTACGCTCAGCGTAGGCGTCGGGGGTAATGGGTGTTGGGTTCCACTCCCTCACGGACGAGCTTGGGTCCATCTTAGTCAGCAGGACCGCGCCCTCTACGTCATCAATGTGCTGAGGAACGATTCCGCTGTCCTCCCTCACAATGATTCTCGGCACACCCAGAAGGTCATGTGCTCTATCAATGCGCTTCACCATCTTGGTAAGCGTACGCTGCAGCGGAAGGAGTCTCTTCACGGCAGACTCGCCGTAGTACCCTCCGAGAGACAGGTTGAACTTCATCTTCACCAGCGGAAAGCGCTTGCGCTTGTACTCGCGGTCAATCAGCGTGCAGTTCTTGATGGTGACGCAGTAGCGGCCGTTCTTGCCTGAGCTGTCGGGAAGGTGCCAGGTCTCCCATACGGTGACCATGTCTCCACGGTGCTCTGGAACGCCCGCACGAACGTCGTCGTCATCGTTACCTGGAGCGTTGGCGATGGCCTCAAAGCGCTCCTCAGCCGTACCGAACAGTCCGTCGTCTTCCTTCCCGTACTCTTCCAGCAGAAGGAATCGGTCAATGTTGGTCTTTACGTGAATGCTTCTTGGGTTGCCGTGGCGGGCTTCCAGGCGGTCCACGAACACGTTTCTCGGGGTGGCTCTGGAGACGGTAATTCGGTACTCACCGTCGTCCTCGCAGGAGCCCACGCGCAGGAATCCAGTGCCATATACAAGCATGTCGGCTCCAGACTCTGGGACTGCTACGGCATGCACCTTTGCGTCACGGAAGATACCTTCCATCCAACGGCTAGCAGCAATGCCTCTCTCGTGCTCCTCAAAGTCTGCCTCGGACGTACTGAACGCCGGAACTACCTTGGTCTTGAACAGCTGCGCATGTAGCGTTTCAATACTGTTCGCCAGCTCGTTCTGCTCAATCTCTTCCGAGAAGGCAGACACGTCGGTATCAGGCTCCCCGAGCTGCGACATGTCCACGCCGTACTCCATGGCGTAGATTCTGTACGCCTCGTAACGGTTGGCCTGGTCGTCTCTAATCTGAGCGATGAGGGGCTGGATAACCTCGTGCGGCTTCTTGTTGTACGCTGCCGCATTCCAGAACTGAGCTGTCTGCCATTCTGGACGAGTCTTTTGTGCTCGGCTTTTTGCCATGCACAATCTATGCCACTAGCCAGTTCGCGAATCAAGAACTTTGGAAAGGTCCCTTGACAATTGCTCAGCCAGACCGGTCTTGGTCTTGGCCAGTTCCAGAAGCGATTTTGCTATCTCAAGAGCATGAAACGCCAGTTTTTCAGCATTTCTTGCGTCTTCAATGGCAAAAACAAGCTCTGCGCGCATATGCTGAACAGCAAAATACTCATCTTCGCAGCGCTCCCACGAATCCGGCGTCTCTGCGCTGCTTTGCGGACATTCTGGCGAGTGTTTTTCGCTCAAGCTGCTTGACGTAGTCTCTGTTTGCTGAGGCGAGGTGTTCTCTTTCACGGCGCTCCCACTCCTGCTTCCATTCATTGGTGCCTGGCTCGTATGCAATCTGCAGCCCCTTCACCGAAGCGTATGTAAGGTCGTGTACGCATAGCACCCACGCGCTCACAAGGTCTCCGTGACCCATTCCTTTGCGTCTTGGGATGCTGATTGACAGCAGTCCACCCTGTACCGGACGAGACTTTACCGAAAGTAGCTGGGCCTTGAACCGCTTGTTCTCTGGAATAACGCATCTTCCCTCGGTTAGCTGGCTTTTCGTCCTGGCAAACGTGTCGTGCTTACCCGAGACACCACCAGGGGCCTCACGGACGCTGATTCCTTCAGCTGCCAGGAACTCTCTCATGGCCTCTCGGTAGTGGCCGTCAGTGATAAGGGAAGTGACTCCAAAGCGCTTCATTCGTGCGGAGAACTGCTTCACAACCTCGGAGGGCTTCAGAGGCTTGCCCTTCTCCGGCTGCAGCTCAAGCATGTCTGCCACCACGTACTTCTTGCCATCGTAGGTGGCGATGACAAGGGCCGAAGAGTCGGACTTGAAGCCAAAGTCGGCCGCAGCCACGTAACGCTGTAGGTTGTTGTAGTGGGCTGGAAGCGTAAGGTCTGGCACGGTGCAGCTGGTCACGCTGACGGCGTCAAAGAACATTCCGCCAACCATGGCGTCCCGCTCGCAGAAGAACTCACGACGGGCGTTCTCCGGGTCTGACTCCATCTCCTGCCTGACAAGCTCCAGGGTCTCTTGGTCGTCACGTACGAGCGTTGTCGGGGCAATCATGGCCAGGGCAGTGTCCGGTCTCCCGAAGTTCTTCTCCAGGTCCTCTGCCATCATGTTCTCGGTTGGCCATGGCGTGGAGATAAGCATTCCAACGCCGCCGTAAATGAGCCTTGGCTTCAGCGCTCGGTAGATTTCCCTATCGTTCACCGCGTACTCGCCAGAGTCGCCAGAGTTGAAGAACTCTGCCTCGTCCAGGATGAAGCTGATGATGGTTCTACCACGGGCGCTTACGCCACCCTTGCTGGCGGCAACGGCCTGAATCATCACCAGGCGCCTGTCTGACGGCCTACGAATGGTGATGGAGAACTTGTCCTCAGCGGTCACCAGGGCGTTCAGGTGCTGGTTGTTGCGAATCATCTCGCGAGACATCCCAATGGACAGCTTGGCCGTCTCCTTATCGGGAGCAATCACGAAAACACGTGGAACGTCACCGGGTCCGCACCTACGAAGGTCTGCGGTCACTGCCTTGTAGATTCCAAAGGCAGAACATAGAGTAGTTTTGCCGCTTCCACGACCAAGTGAGAGCACAATTTTTCTTCTGTGCTTCTTCAGGATTTTGACAGTCTCGTCAAACCCTAGCATCTCCTTTGCAATCGGAATTAACCCGATAGGGAGGTCTGACAGCTGCTCGCCACCAAAGGCAATCCTGGCAATCACTTCCTGACCATTGGTCAGTGTGAGCCCTAGAATCTCCTGGCAGAACTCATGAAACCGTATTGACATATACGGTTGTATACCACACTTTGCTCACGAGGCAGGATTCGGACCTGCATAACCATGGTTAACAGCCATGTGCACTACCATTGTGCTACCCGTGAAGGTTGCTTCCCGACCCAAGTTGACGAACACCGACCAGGGTGTTCCGTCCGGAAGTGAGGTGTGGACTTTCCCACCAGTCATCAGGTCCCGGCATTGCTTTCGCCATGCTTTCTACTTGGTCACCCAAGTGAGCTTCGGCCTTCGGTCAGTGATGTAGGATTTGAACCTACGCAACCCGCTTCCAAAGCGGGGACTCTACCAGGCTGAGCTAATCACTGTTGCGATTGCATGGGCACAACTAGGTTTCCCGTGCAATCAGTACCGCAAGTAGGATTTGAACCTACACTGTACACGTTCTAAGCGTGCTGTCTCCTGCCATTGGACTACTGCGGCTTGGCCACTTTTGTGGCGGTGGGTCGTCCTGGTAACGCTCCAGGCGGGCACATTGTACGACTGCTTTACAGGCAGCCCCGCCTCTTTAGCGGACTACCGACCCATTAGTATCCTGTCTCTCCAGGCTGCCACGCTAGAATCGCATAGTGCAGACTCGCGTTTAATCTGCTCCATACTGCGTTATTGGGTAAAGCACCACCCCAAGGAATTGAACCCTGCTCACTGGTTTTGGAGGCCAGTTAACGCCCAGCGTCGGATGATATTGGTGGCCGTCTCTCCGAGCTGTCAAGCTTTTAGTGAAGCTTTTAACATCCAGGATTGGGTACCTGGAACTTCTTTTACATCAGCCCGTTTTCTTTTGCGTACGCTTCTAGCCAGTCAGGAATGTCTTTGTCTACCCTAACTGCTGTTGGGGTCTTGTCAACTCCCTGCGTCTGATTTTTGATTTGCTGAGAAAGTGCGTCAGCTTCCGCTTTCAGCTGTTCGTACGTTTTCTTTGGCGG